AATATTATTTGCACAATTAATATCAAAGATATTTAAAAGAATTATTAAACAATCAAGACCTATAAAATCAAAAACATGTGGTATGCCGTCTAGCAGAGCAACTATAATAAGTTTTATTGTATTTTTCTTAATATTCACTAATAAATTTAGTACTAAAACAAAAACAATTATGATAATTATAGGTATAATATCTTTATCTATGAAATATGTTATACATGAACATTCTTTATCACAATTAATTGTTGGAGTAATATTAGGATTAATCCTCGCGTATATATTTGAATTAATAAGTATTAAATTTGATAAATAAATATATTATATTTATAATAACATGGACATTACTGAACAAAAACAAGATGAAGCAGTCAACAATATCATTAAAGTATATTTGGCACAAATGAACTCAGCTGTAAAAATTTCAGATATAATTTGTAATCATTCAAAAGATGAAGATGAAATTACAGGTGATCATATTATATCAGGGTTGATATATAGATTGATGGTACCAATGACGGATGATGATATGGCAGAATCATTAGAAAAAGCAGGTAAATTTATGAATGAATCTACTTCTGATGAAGATTATGATGAAGATGATATGGAAGTTGAAGAAATGGACGATCCTATATATGTACCACCAGCAAAACCTAGAAAGCTAAAAATGAATGATTGTCATTGTGAAATATGTCAAAAAGTCAGGGAATGTATTACAAAATATGATACGTATGAAACATATGATCCCATGGTGACGAGGTTCAAAAACTCTATTAAAGAAACATGTGATAAACATCGTATTTATCTTTGATAATATATACTGGATAAAAAGGTTATACAACCATGAAACTTATATTGAATATCTAAATCTAACGTATTAAAATAATATTCTCTTGAATATTCAGGACCAATGTACCAATCAGATCCAAATAAATATACATCTGATAAATTATTAATACATTCATAATAATATTCAGATTCTATTTTATAATCTTCTTCAAAACACCACCATAATACATATAACATAGTTTCAATTGATTTATTATTATATTTTTTATATCCTGATTTTATAATATTATTTTCTTGAATATTAATATTTTCAGACAAATCATTTATTTTTAAGAAAGTTTTTTCTAATGATTTTAAATTAAATTTTTTCATATAATTATTAATTATATTTTTTTAAATGATATTATTATTTATTAATATTAGTAAAATAGATAATAATATTATATACTTTATTAATATATATAATGGATATAAAATTAATATTAGGATTAACTTCAATAATTTTTGTTATTTTATATGTTATTTATTATTTTATAATACAAAATTTATTAAAAAGTATTCATAGCAAAAATATCCCAATGTATTGTATTTTTATCCCACAAAGAGAAAAATATATAAAAAATTTCTTTAATGGTTATGGTTTAAAAATAAATTTTGTCCCTGCCGTATATAAAGACGATATTAATATTGAACAAATGATAAAAGATAATAAATTATCTAAAAATATGTTAAGATATAGTAATCCTGAATCAAGAACAGCATGTTATCTTAGTCACATTAAATCTATGAAAGAATTTCTAAAAACTGATAAAGAAAGGTGTGTAATATTTGAAGATGATATCACTACATCATATTCAAAGGTAAATTTATTATATAAATTTAATAATATATTAGGTAATATTCCAAATGATTGTGATTTATTATATATAGGTTATTGTTTTGAACAATGTGATAAAGTTAAGAAATATAATGAATATTTCAGTATAGGATATAAACCATTATGTTTACATGCATGGTCTGTTAATAGAAGAGCAGCTGAAATCATAATAAATGAATCTAATTATATTAATGATACAATTGATGAAATATTATTAAAAATAAATTTTAAAGTATATCTATCTAATTATGATTTATTTTACCAGAATAGAGATGAAATTATATCATTATTAGGAAATAATAATAAATTAACATTATGTGCATAAATATTTCTTAAAATTAAAATATAAAAATTTATATATGGATAATTTTATACCAAAATTAAATGTATTAAATATATTATCATTTAATTATAATAACATGAATAATAGAAATTTAATATTAGAACCTTTTTGTTGTATTATGAGAATAATATTATTTAATTTTAAACCAGAAGGCACCAAAATATCAATACAAAATAATTCAATATTATATAATAGTCCATCATTATTCCAAGGTATTTTTAGATCGATTTATGGAGATAATAGAGAAGATATTCATAATTTATATTCACCAATTTTAAAAGGATTTGAATGGCACAATATTGAAGAATCAGATATGAATAGATATTTCTTTGAAAATCTTATAATTGGTTTAGAAAAATTAAATTCAGTTTATGATGATAATACAATAATATCTCATTCAATATCTCATTATATCACTATGATTAAAGATATATTAGATACAAATGATTTAACTAAATTTAAAGAGATTGATAAACAAGAATCACCTTTAATTGAAAATTTAAAAGATATATGGGATAATGATGAAATATATATAATTTATAAAAATTTAAATTATATAAATAATTCAGATGATGAAGCATTAATAAAAACATATATTAAAAGTATTGAAGATATTTTATCATATAAAGAAAAACAAGTTGAAAATTATATTAATTCATCAAGTACTACTTATTAACGTTTCTTTCTACCTTTTGATTTCTTTTTTGAAGACTTAGATTTTTTAGATTTCTTTAAATCAGTGAGTTTGACCGCACCGAACTCACCTTTCTTGGCACCCCATCCAGCCTTTTTAAGATGATTATGTTTTTTCGCTGATTTGCTGGCCTTTACTGAAACAATGCGACCATATTTATTTTTTCTTAAACTTTTTTTGGTTAATCCTCCATTTGTTTTCTTTGCTGAACCATTCCATACTTTTCTTCTTGATCCGAATGTTTGTACTTTCATATTTATATTATATATTAGATTTTTATTTTATATTAATTAATATAATTAATAATATATATATATATATGGATAGAATATTTCATTTAACTGATGAAAGTGAACATGATAATATCGGACCCATGAAAGAATGTTTAAAATCAAAACCAGTCATAGTATTTATGGTAGCACCGTGGTGTGGTTATTGTCAAGAATTAGAACCAACTATAAATAAATTAGAAGAAGAATTAGTTAATGAATCTGAATTTAATAAATTACATATTATGAAAGTTCACGATAATGAATTATCTAAACTTGGTATGAAAGCCAAATCTTATCCGACTATTAAATTTTATATGAATGGTGAACATATAGAAGACCATTCTGGTGAAAGGTCTCCTGAAAATATTAGATCTTTTTTAAGAAATCATATGAAAAAAGGATCACGTCCTAAACAATTAAAAACGTTTAAAATAAGAAAAAGAAAAACAAAAAGACCACCCGTTTTTAAGGGAAAAAATAGTAAAGACCCATTATATTTTGAAAAATTATTCGGACTAAAAATTCCTAAAAAGTCTAAGAAAAAAAAGATTACTAAAAAAAAGAAAAAAAAACAATCAAAACGCAAAAAATAAATTATTTATAAATATCAATAATTAAATTAATAAATATTTTCATATTATTATTATTTATATTATCACAATATTCTTCTATAATTTTTTCAATTGAGTTCAAACATTTTCCTTTATTTTTTATCTGTGAGTTTTTATCATATATAATGAACATATTTAATATAAAATAATTTAATAATTCACATGATAAATTATCTTTATATTTTTTAATCATAATTTCAGTTAAATCAAATATTTTACGATTTTTATCCAAGAAAAGTTTACATAAAGTTTTAATATTATAATCATATAATATATCATCATATTCAATAAATAATTCCCCTAATTTATCTATTTGATTATCCATTTATATTATGATTAATTATTCTTTAATATATTCTTTAACATAATTAATTGTTGTTCAACTCTAATATTTATATCCTGTTTATTATGATTTAATCCTGTTGTTTCAATTGATATATAGTTTTTATTATTCTTATTACAATAACACGCCAGTGAATCAGGTAAATAACAATCTTCTTTATTATAAAAATTAGATGCAACAAATTTCTTATTTTTATCTTTAATAGTCATATTAACTGATTTAACCATTTTATGTGCTAAATCATTAGCATATTTACTTTTATTAGGTATTACACTAGATCCCATAGATTTTGGATATCTAATATGATATTCATATCCTTCATGTAAATCTATTATTAAATCGGAATTTCTAACATATTTAAGAATTATTTTAGATATTCTGTCTTCACCTTCATTACTAAAATTTCTATTAATATCTGAATTAAATGGTTTTAGTTGATATCTATTATTTGTATAATATCCTAATAAATTAGGCATGGGCATTATTATAATTTTATTATTTGGTACGTTTTTATTTAAATATTCTATTAATTTATTACAAGCCTTGGTCCCAGCGGGTTCATTACCATGAACTGATCCTAATATAAATATTGTTTTATTACTGGATTTATCTTTCGGTAAGAATGTATATACTTTTGGATTATTTAAGATTAAATAAAATAACGATAAAAATATAATAATTATGATAAAAATTATTAAAAATATTTTATCATATTTTAGTTTTTTTATATTAACTTTCATTTATAATATATATGGCTAAAAGAAAATGAGTAAAAATGATTTTAAAAATAACTTTTTTAAACCAAATGAGCATTAAGAGAATGTTGATTTAAATATGATCATATTATGCAACATAAATTTAAGTATAAATTTGAAATTAATAATTATTTTATTTTAATAAATAATGAGTATTTTAATTGTTGAATCACCTGCCAAATGCAAAAAGATCCAATCATTTCTTGATAAATCTTGTATTGTTAAATCATCTGTTGGTCATATTAGATCACTTGATACTCGTTGGGCTAATACAGATATTGAAATTAATGATGATTTTGAACCACCATTCGTAGTTATAAAAGATAAACAAGAAGTTATTAAAAATTTAAAGAATAATTCAAAAGGTAGAAAAGTTATATTAGCTGCTGATGATGATAGAGAAGGTGAAGCGATCGCATGGCATTGTGGTGATATTTTAAATGTTGATTTTAATAATAATAATAGAATTATTTTCAGAGAAATTACTAAAAAGGCTATTTTGCATGCGTTAAATAACCCCACTAAACTTAATATGAACGAAGTAAATGCTCAGAAAGCTAGATCAGTAATAGATTTATTAATTGGATATAAATTATCACCGTGTTTATGGGCGAACATTACAACAAAAGAAAAAGGTTTATCAGCTGGTCGTGTTCAAAGTGCACTGCTTAAACTTTTATATGACAAAGAAAAAGAAATTAATGAATATGAATCTGAATATACTTTTGATATTTTATCTAAATTTAAAGATTTATCTGAAAAATCTGAGTTTGTATTTAACGGATCATGTTCAGATGAACCCGATGAAGAATATATTAAAATTTTATTTAAATTATTCTCAGAAGATAGACTTTTCAAAGTATCTGAAAATAAAAAGACCGATGAAAAGAAATATCCTGATAAACCTTTTATTACATCATCATTACAACAAGATGCTCAGAAATCATTCGGTTATCCAGTCAAGAAAACTATGGGTATTGCACAAAAATTATATGAAAATGGTCTTATTACTTATATGAGAACTGATTCTACTATTGTATCGGAAGATTTCCAAAGATTATTAAATACCAAAATTACCGATAATTATGGACAAGAATATTATAATTCACCAAAAGTAAAAAAAGTTAAGGGATCACAAGAAGCTCACGAATGTATTAGACCAACATATATTGATAATAAAGAATTAGATGAAGGTAAGTTTGATAAAGATGATATTAAATTATATAATCTTATTTATGATAGAACTATTAAATCACATATGAAACCGGCAATATATGATGTAAATTCTATTAAATTATGTAATTCAAATACAAGTGATAAAGGATATTTCACATCAAAACAAAAAGAATTAAAATTTAAAGGATTTCTTATATATAAAGAAAATTTAGATAAACAAAATAAATTAGTAGAATTTAAAAATGAATATAAATTATTAGAATGTTCGTGTTTTGATAAATGTTCATTGCCACCAGAACCATATAATGAATCTGCTATTGTAAAATTATTAGAAAATACAGGGATAGGTCGTCCTTCAACATATGCTAATATTATTTCTACATTATATAATAGAAATTATACATTAACTAAGACTATTAAAACAAATGATTATGAAGAAGATGTTATTAATTTAGATAGAAAAAATAATATTACAGAAAAAGTTAATAAAGTAAAAGGAAAAACTATGAAAAGTAAAATAGTAGTAACAGAATTAGGTAAAACAGTTCTTAATTATTTGGATGATAAATTTCATGATATTATTCATAAAGATTTTACGGCGGGTGTAGAATCGGATTTAGATAAGATATCTAATGGTGGACTAATATGGACAGATGTCATTAATAAAGTATATAATTCATTCTTACCAATTGTTATTAGAGAAATTGGTAATAAAGTTAAGAAACCTAAAAATATATTAGGTATTTATAAAAATAAAGAAGTACAAACAGGTTCAGGTCAATATGGTCCATATATCTTATATAATAAGAAATTCACAAATGTTGATAAATACTTAAAATCTAACAAAAAAAAACTCGACGAATTAACCATCGAAGATTGTAAAATTATCTTAAAATATCCAATTAAAATTAATAAATATATTCAAATTATGTTAGGACCATATGGAACATATATGAAATATAATGGTAAGAATATAAAAATTAAACA